ATCCTCGGCGGTCACCCACAAAGCGGCATCGAAGACCTCATGCCATGGCGCTTCAATCAGCCGTCAAGTCTCGCAGCATAGGGGAAAGGCGTCGCGCTTACTGTTGAATCTCACCCTTCTACCCACTTCGCCACGATCCGCCCCGGCACGCCGTCCACCGCCCGTTCAGCATCCCGCGCCAGATCCAGGCGCTTGCGCAGCTTGACCTGTGGCACCAGCAGGAAGATCGGCACGGTCGCCACGCCGCGTCCGGTTTTAGACTTGGACGCCATCGCGCGCCCTTTCGAATTCAGCCTTCCCTCTGCCACCAGCAGACTTGGCCCTCGACGGCGGTAGATGAACCGCAGCCGCAGGCCGGTGCGGCGCTCCCATTCGCCGGGGGCGATGCGGCCGCCCTTTGTGCTTTTCCCGGCCGCCGGGGTGGGGATCGCCAGCCAGAAGCCGTTCTTTGACCGGATCAGCGGGCCGGTGTCATGCGCGCCGATGATCACCGGGGCGTTGGACCAGACCAATGCCGCCGCGTTCAGGCTGTCGCCCGATTTCGGGTAGCTGGCGAGACGGATGCTGTTGCCGAGCCTCGTGCCCAGCCCCGCACCGGTGATCTGGCCCCGCCAGGCGGATTTAAGCGAAGTGCCAGCCTCGCGCATGGCGGCCGACACCGCCTTTTCACCGGCGGTGATTTCCGCCTGCATCAGGGCGGTGATGTCGGGGCGGATGTCGATCTTCAGTTTCATGATGGGCGCAGGTCCAGCGACCAGATCAGGCGCTCGCGGTCGCGGACCGGCTCCCCCTGGATGGTGAAGCTGTCGCTGCCAATCACGATCAGATCGCCGGAGCGGGGATCGGGCAGGTCGGACAAGCGGACGTCGACCATCATCGTGTCACTGACGAAGCGCGCTGCCCCGAATTCAGTGATGCGATCCGGGGCGCGACGGATGACGCGGATCGGGCGTTCCTCCGAGGTGGTGGCGGAGATCCAGACAGCGGCCGCCGCCATGGACGGGTTGGCGAAGATCCGGTCCATGGCGGCGACGAAGACGGTCATGATGATTTCCGCCGCCGGTCAGTTCGAGGTGTGCAGGCGGATCGCGATGCGCGGCCGCTTGTTCACCGGCAGGATCGAGGCCTCGGTCATCAGGTCGATCCAGCGGCCCTTCTCATCCAGGTGCTGGCGGGCGTAGAGCGGCAGGCCGAGGGTGTTCGCGGCCTCCAGCAGGTTGGCCGGGCCGCCATAAGTGGTGAAGGTGTCCATGGTGCCGAGCGGAAAGGCGATGCCCTCGCTGGCCGGGATCAGCCGTTCGGTGTCCTTGGTGGAGAGGGTGACGGTGCCCGCGTATTCCTCGAAGACGATGCCTGCAAAGGGGAAGTTCCGGCGCATGTCCTGGCGCAGGGGCTGCGCGCCGGTGGCGGCGTAGAACTTGTAGGCTTCCTCGGTCTTGGGGTGCGCGATCAGCTTGTCGAAGAATTCGCGGCTGACGAGGGCGTGGACGTCCGTCATGCTTTCGCCCAGCAGGTTGTCTTCCATCGCCCGCAGCACCTCGCGCACCTTGCCCTGTACGTTGGTGCCCGCGGTGCCGAGCAGGAAGTCGACCGAGATTTGCGCCAGGCCGAATTCGGTGAAGTAGTTGTAGAGTGTGGTGCCCGCGCCATCCTTCACGATGCCGCGCAGGGCGTTCATCTCCATGTATTCGCGGGTCTGGGCGTGCTTGCGGCGCATGAGCTGCAGCTTGCGGTTCATCACATCGACCAGCGGGTCGGCGCCATCGAAGACGCCCAGCGCGGGCTGGCCTTGGATATCGCCGGGCAGGATGACGTCATCATGCGGGATCCACGGCAGGGCGAACGACCGCATCGACCGGCCTTCGCGGGTGCCGACGGTGGCGGGACCACCCAGCGGCACCGAGGGCAGCAGGTTCAGCACACCCTCGTATTGCTCGATGATCACCGACCGCTGGCTGACGCCCTCGAAACGGAAGAGGCCGATCTGGCCAAGGCGGGTGTAGAGGTTGGGCAGGATGTTGATGGCCTGCGTCATCTCGGCCAGCGAATAGCCGCCAGCGTCAAAGGGATTGCGGACAAGGGTCATGGGGTGCTCCGGGGGATGTGGGGATTGGACGTCAGACGCCGTCGCGGGCGATGATGCCGACGGCGGCCAGCTGGCCCAGCTTGGTGATGATTTTCGCGCCGTCATCGACGGTGGCGTCATAGGCGAGGCCCGCGCGCGACACGATCGAGGGGCCGCGCGCCAGCACGATGCCGGTGGCGTCGGCCAGCGTGGCATCGACCGCGTAGAGCAGCACAGCGCTGGCAACCTGCGAGCCGTCGGCCCCGGTCGCGGGCGACAGGGTGTACTTGCCGCTGGCCGTGATCTTCCCCAGCACCGAGCCGACCGGGTAGGGCATTCCGGCAAGCAGGGTGATCACCTCGCGGGTGTAGTTCGGGTTGACCTCATATTTGAGGACATCGCCCATGCTGGGCGGTTCCGTCAGGACGGGCATTGGTCAGTCTCCATGTTTTGGGGGTTGAGCAGGTGGGTGTGGCGCCGAGGATCAGCGCCTGGCGTCGGTCGCGGTTTTCTTGGCAGCGGCCACGATGGGGCTTTCCTTTGCCGCCGCTGCCGGAGCGGTGGCGATGATCCCCGCCGCATCGCTGCGGGCGGCAAGGTCAGCCAGCACCCGGGCGCGCAGGGCTTCGGGCTTCAACCCGCGCGTGACGGCATCGGCCGCCTCGATGGTCACGCCAAGCCGGGCGGCCTGCGCACAAACCTGTGCCACCTCGGCGGCCTCGGCGCGAATGGCGTCGGCGGTCATCGTGGCGGGCACAGCATCGGCCGCCACAGCAGGGGCCTCTGGTGCAACTGCGACCGCGGGCGTTGCGGCAGGAGGGGTGGCAACTGGTGCCGGGTTCGGGTTGTCTGTGGGCATGGCGGTCATCTGTGGACCCTTTCTGCTGGGGGAAGTTGTGCCGCGGGGCGCGGCGGCGAAGGAGCGGAAGGCGGTGACGGGATCGGCCAGTTCGTCGGCCAGACCGGTGGCAATGGCATCTGTCCCGCGGAACACGGCGGCTTCGGTGGCCAGTGCGGCCGTCTGTGTCAGCCGATCCCCGCGACCTGCGGCGACGGTTTCCGCGAAGAGGAAGCGGACCACCTCCAGCTCACGCTGCATCTGGTCGTGCACGGCCTCGGGCAGGGGCTGATACGGATTGGCGTCGATCTTGTGCGTGCCAGCGTGAATCAAGGTGACGGCGATGCCCTTCTGATCCAGCGCACCACTCATGTCGGTGTGGAGCGCCACGACGCCGATGCTGCCGACCGCCCCGGTGCGGGGCAGGATGATCCGGTCGGCCTGGCTGGCGAGGACATATCCGGCCGACAGGGCGTGTTCGGCGACGAATGCGTGGACCGGCTTTTGCGATCGCGCCGCCCGGATGCGGTCGGCCAGATCGAAAGCCCCGGCAACCTCACCCCCAAAGCTGTCGATGTCCAATGCGATGCCGCGAACGCCGGGATCTGCGACGGCCGCCTGAAGCTGGGCAGCAATCCCTTCATACGAGGTCAGACCAGAGGATTGGCCGATCCACGCGCCGCGATGAACCAGCGTTCCAGCGATTTCGATCACCGCGATGCCGTCAATCATGGTGAAGGGTTGGGTGCCATTGCGCTGGTGGCGCTGGGCGAGGTCATTGCCAAACAGCGAAGCCCGGGCAGGCAGGCTGGCGGCAGTCTGGTCAGCGTCATCCACCTCGAGGCCTTGGAAGATAATCTCCTGCCCGGTGATGCGTGGCCCCAGCCCGGACAGGAAGGCCAGCGCCTTGGCCGGGTCGACCATCAGGGGTGTGTTGAAGGCGCGCTGGGCGATTTGGGCGTGGTGCATCATGCGCCCTCCTTGGGGTCGGGTTTTTCATCGCCGGTGTCGTCGGCTTCGTCGTCCTTGGTGCTGTCCTGATCCGCGTCTTTAGCCCCATTTTCGCCCGGCCCCTGCGCAGGCGATCCGGGGCGGCGGAAATCGAGGCCCAGCGCAAATTCTCGTTTGCGCTCGGCAGCGATTTCGCGGTCGACCTGTTCGGCGTCGTATCCCCGCTCCGCCAGCGCTTGCGTGCGGGATTTCAGGCCCGCTTCGATCTGCAGGATCTCGGCCGAGGCGTCCTTCATCGGGTCAATCCAGTCCCATTTGGTCGGAAGCCAGGCGCAAGCCTGATATTGCCGCCGCTGGCTGTCGTAACCCGGCAGGTCCAGCTCGCCCGACAGCACAGCCGTGTCCATCCAGCGCACCCAGACCGCGCGGCACATCTGATAGACCAGCACGCCATGCTGCCAGGCCGAGATGCGACGGCGGAATTCGATCAGAGAAATCCGCGTGTTGGAGAAGTTGCCCTTGGCAGTGTCGCCGGTGAGGTACCCATAGGGCACGCCCAGCGCCGCCGCGATCTGCAGCAAGGTGCGATACTGGAACGGCTCATAGGTGCCGCCGGAGTCTGGTGTCGCGGGTGTCGACACATCCTCGCCCGGATCCAGCCGCACCACCTGACCGGGTTCGACCTCGAGGTCCTCTTCGGTCGGTTCCAGCGGGGTCTCCGGGGCGGGAGACGTGATGAACATCGCGAACATCGCGGCGATCTTCTTCCGCTCCAGCTCGGCGTCGTCGTAAAGGTCGAGGGTGAACAGCTTGACGATGGCGGCCGCAAAGCGCGACACGCCGCGCAGCTGGCCTGCCTCGACCGGGTCCAATACGTGGATCACGTCACCTGCAGGCACGCGCACCGTTTCGCCAGCAAGCCCCGGGTCGGTCAGATCACCCGGGTGGCGGCGCAGGAAGTGATAGGCGACGCGGCGGCCAATGCCGTCGAACTCAATGCCCTGCCGGATCAGTCCTGAACCCGGGACCGTCCGGTTCATGTCTAGCGGCAACATCTCGGCGGGCAGCATCTGCAATTGCAGCGGCACGGTAAGACCGTCTTCCGCGCGACGGGGACGGATGCGAATGAACACCTCGCCTGACAGGAACACTTCGCGCGCCGCTCGGCGTTGCAACCCGTAGAAGTCCGTCAATCCTTCAGCATCGGCATCGTCGGTCCAGGCCAACCACAGCGCCTGCAGCTCTTCCTTCTTGGCGGCATCCGCGATGCTCGACGAAGGTTTGATGCCATCGCCGACGACATTGCTGGCGAAACTCTCCACCGCGTTTGCCGCATAGCCATTGTTCCGGACCAGCCAGCGCGCCCGGGCGGTGATCGTGTCGCCCGAGGCTGCGATCAGCGTGTTCACATGGGCGCGGCTGGCGCGGAAACCCCGAAGCCGCCGGTGGGCTTGCGCCGCGTCAAATCCGCCGATGATGCTGCCAATGCGTTGCCGGAACGCTTCGAACGCCATGGGTCACAGGCCCTTTGAGGCAACGGTGCCCCAGCGCCGACGACGCGGCGTGCCGGTCGTGGCCGTGGCGATCCGGGTTTCCAGATCGCTGATTGCATTCGCCAGTTCCGCGTCTGAACCATAATTGATCGATTTGCCGTCATAGCTGACCGAGCGGACGCCCGCATAACGGGCCTCCTGCAGCGCGGCCAACAGGGCGCGCATCCGTTCCAGATCCATCTCAGTCCCTCATGAAGTTCGGTGTGTAAGCCCGGCGTTTGCGCCTTGGCGTGGTGGGTGTTCCGGCCTTGGGCGCAACCGGTGCGGTGGGTTCAGCGACGGCTGAAGTCTGTTGTGCAGGACGGGTTTCTACCCCGGCCTGCGCCTCCAGCCGCCGCCATGTCGCCTCGTCCCAGCGATCCGCGCCCATGATCCACGCCGCCGCCCGGGCATAGACGCGGGTGTCCAGCGCCTCGTTGCGCTCCCGCATTTTCTGCCATTCGGGGTGGGCATAGCCGCGCTTGTTGCGCACGGTGACCAGCTGTTCGGCTACCAGTTGCTTCAGCCATTCGGTGTCGATCCAGTCTGGCAAGTGCACGGTGCCAGGGGCGTCCAGTGCGCCCAGCGCCCGGTCTTCGTCCGAAGGGCGTTCCAACCGCAGGAAGCGGTAGGTTTCTGTCTTGAACGTCGCAGTGGCCACGGACCACAGCCGCGCGCCCCGGCGCAGACGCTTGCCGCCGATGGTCGCGTCGACAAAGGTCGGGCCCGACACCGGCGTGGCGCGGTTGAAGCCTTCGAGGCCCTTGATCGGGGCGACCTGGTCGAACCCTTGCTTGCGCGCCCAAGCGTAAACCGCCGGGGCTTCATAGCCGGTGTCGACGGCCAGCTTGCCGATCAGCATCACCGCGCCATTGGCGCAGGTCCATGTCCGACCGAGCAAGGCGGTGAGCTTGTCCCAGCAGGCTGGATCGTCGGGGCCGCCAGCAATCACGATGTGATCGACCAGCCAGGACTCCAAGCCCCGACCCCAGGCCCAGACATCGACCTCAATGCGATCCTTTTGCACATCGACGCCAGCCGTCAGGAACAACCCGCCGACGGGGATTTGCACGCCCGCGTAGCTTTCGCGGCGTTCGGCCAGCCGCTGCCATTCAGGCGCATCGCCACTTTCGACCCAAGTTTCGCCCAGCAGGGTGTTGCGCGCGGCGCGCAGCATCTCCTCCGAGCCTTGGGCCGCCAGCCATTCGCGCGCGATCTGCTGCCAGCTTTTCCAGCCCAGCGGCGAATAAAGCGCGGAGAGGTGGAAGCCGATCGAGTGGGGATCGGCAGACACCGCTGTTGCCCGCCACTCCCCGCGTTCCAGCATCTGCGTCTTGTGATGCTCGGCGATCGGCTTCTCGCAGCCCTCGCAGTGATAGGCGGCGGTGTCGGGCCGACCTTTATCCCAGCGAAGGCGTTCAAATTGCAGCCATTGCATATGGCCACAATGCGGACAGGGCACGAAATACCGGCGCTTATCGCTGGCCTCAAACTCCCGTTCGATCCGGCTCAGCCCACGGATTGTGGGCGTTGAGACCATGAACACCTTGCGCCGGTGCGAGAAGGTGGTGGTCCGCGCCTCGGCCAGCGTGACCGGATCACCTTCCTCGTCGGCAGAAGCCGGATAGGCGTCGACCTCGTCGAGGAAGATGTAGCGCGCGGGCATCGACCGCAGGCCGGTGGCGCTGTTGGCACCGGTCAGCACCAGGATGCCGCCGGGGAATTCCTTCGACAGCATCGAGTTGCCCGCGTCGCGGGACCGGGCTGGGTTCACCCGCTCACGAAGGGCAGGACTTTCCGAGATCAGCGGATCAAGCCGCCCGCGAGACGTGCGCTTGGCCAGTTCCAGCGATGGCAACACCGCCAGCATCGGCCCTGGCGCGTGATGGATGACAAAGCCGATCCAGTTGTTGCCAGCCTCGGTCGCGCCGACCTGCGCCGCCTTCATGAAGCTGATGCGCTGGGCCGAGTGGCGTGGCGACAGCGCATCCATGATCTCGCGCAGGTAGGGCGCGCGGGACGTGCGATACCGCCCCGGTTCGGCCGCACCACGCGACGACAGCCAGCGATGTTGATCCGCCCATTCCGACACCGTCAAGTCCGGATCGGGCCGCATGCCCTTGCGCCAACTGCGCAAGATGTCCTCAGCCCCGTCAAACTCGAGGTCGAGATCGGCTGTCAGGTCGTGATCATCTGCTCCTTCATCCAAGCGAGACCCGGAGATCGGCAAGGGCGTCGAGTTGCGCTCTGACATGGGCTTCCAACACCCTCTGCAGGATCGCGGCCTCGATGATCACCGGCACACCGGTTTGTTTTTCCACTCCCAAGGCCACTTCGGCCGCCATCAGCGCCGCCACTCTGTTGGGCCACGTCACCCATGAGTCGCGCTCCTGCCGCGCGAGTCGAAACACCAGGGCTTCGGCCCGGGCGCGATCCACCAGCGTGCCCTTCTTCTTCTGGATCGCCAACTGGCGTTCCTGCGCCTGGTAGACGGTCAGCGCCGTGCGGGCTTTCAGATAGGACGAGCTGTCGGCCGGGCCGCTGAACCCGCTATCGCCGCCGGTGCGACCGGTGCGACCGGTGCTGCGCCGCTGCTGGTCCGGATCGGTCATCTCGGCGCGGCGCACATCGGACGCTGCCGCGTTGATCGACCCGTCGCTGTAAACCACCAAGCGGCTGGCGCGGCGCGCCTTCTGGATCGCCCCGCGCGAGAGGCCGGAATGGGCGGAATACTCGCGTTCGGACATACCTTCCATGATGATTGCGCCAACCTCAATATATTGGAATTAAACGGAAATAATGATCTTATTCCGTTGATTACACTCCCGGTTAGAGGGATTCTCGGATCAGGAAATCACCCCCGGATCGGAGACAAGATCATGGCCACCACCACCATCCGCATCGACATCGACACGCTGCCCGACCATCTTGACCGCTCGCGCCCGAATGTCGTGGCCGAGACCATCGAGACCGCGCTGCGCGAAGACGGGATCAAGGCCGACTGCTCGGACCTGTTCTCGCATCTCAAGATCGACCTGCCGACTGATCAGCTAGCCGCTGCCAGCGCCGTGCTGGTCGAGCTGCAGCTGATCTGAGGCAGCGCCATGAGCACCCGCGCGCAGATTGCCATCCAGATCGGCCCCGAGGAATGGGCGCATGTCTACGTCCATTTCGACGGCAATCCCGTCCACATGCTGCCCGCGCTGGCCCGCTGGAAGCCCGAGGACATCCTCACCGCCCGAGAAATCCGGCAGGTCACGCCCGAGGCGCTGGACTGCTTCAGCCCGCCTCGCGCGCCACGCATCCTGCCGCGTCCAACGCGGGAGTTCTCCCACCTTTATATGTGGATCGGATGCCAGTGGGTGCATGTGGTGCCGCAAGCCGATGCGACCAGAGTGTAATCAGAACGCACTGATATTGCTTGGATTTGCCTACACTAATCGCTCCACTGGAGCGATGCTGATTACACGAAAACGATGCAACTCAGCGAAGGACGACCACGCCATGACCACCCGCCGCGCCACGGACAATGAGACCGCTCCCGCCACCGGTTCGAGGGAGCGGTCGAACAAAGCCCTCGACGCCTTCATGACCACCAAGTTCCAGATCGACGCGATGCTGGAACGCCTGAAGGCCCTGAGCGACGACCATTTCGAGACCCACCCCAGCGAGATCAACTGGGGCGATGTCGGCACCCTGAACCATTACGCCAGCCTGCTGCGCCAGATCACCGACAGCGCGTTCAAGGAGGGCGAACATGTTGCTTGATCCCGCCCAGCGCCACCAGATCGAACAAAATGCCCTCACCGCAGCATGGGAGGCCGAACGTCTCGCCGCCTGCATTGAGGCCATCGCGCTGCTGCGCGAGATCGCCGATCTGGAACGCGACGACGATGGCGATGTGATCATCAGCGCCGATGCCGACGGTCACAACGACCTGATGTCGCGCATCACCGCCTTCCTTGCCACGCACGACCAATAAAGGAACCCGCCATGACCAAGCTGACCGATACCCAGACCATCATTCTCAACGCCGGGGCCCAACGCCCTGACAACATTGCCTTGCCGCTGCCCAAGGGTCTGGCCGGTGCGGCGGCAAAGATGGCCGTCACCAAGATGATCGAGCGCGGCTGGCTGCAGGAAGTCGACGCCAACTTGCGCCGGAATGAGCCGCTCTGGCGCGAAACCGGAGATGGGCATGGGACCACGCTCGTGGTCACTGACGCGGGGCTACTGGCCATCGGGATCGAACCGGTGGTGGTGAAAACGGTTGCCGCGATCCGCGAGCATGCCGCCAAGACTCCCGCTCCCAAACCGACCACCCAGCGTGCCGGAACCAAGCAATCCATGCTGATTGCAATGCTGCAGCGCCCCGAGGGCGCGTCCATCGTAGAGATTGTCGAGACTACTGGATGGATGGGGCATAGCGCACGTGGTGCAATCTCCGGTGTGCTGAAGAAAAAGCTCGCGCTCCCTGTCACGGCAGAAAAGGTCGATGGGCGCGGGACCGTTTACAAGTTGCCAGCTGCATAAGGTGTCACCGAGCGTTCTGCTGGCGTCAGCTTCTCCCTGTCAGCCTGCAACGCGCCGAGAATCCGATTTGCGACCAGACCCACATTGACGACGATCATTGCGCCCTCGCGCGGCGAAATCGTCAGATCCTCCAATTTTGCGTAGCGAACGAACGCGCACCGGTGCTCGTTCTTTTGCGAGATTTCGGCACTCTGGATCAACCACAGGACCCGATCACAATCGCCCGGAAAAAGGGTGCGGGTGCGCAGAAACTCCGACAGATGTCGCGCGACGAGGCCAAATGCGATGGACGGCCCGAAGCCGATCCGGCGCAAGTCCTGCGCTACCGCGACGGCCACGACGTCGCGCCAGCTATACCAGCGGACTTTTCCGGGATCTGGCGTGTGCTCCGGCCGAAAACCGTCGCGGGATATGGCTTGGTGCAGGTCGGCGCGCGGGATTGGAATTGCACGCACCAGATCGTCGTTTCGCCAGCGCGTTTTCATTTCCGTGCTCTTTCCTGATCACCGGGGAGGGGGGCGACTTCGACCCGCAGCGCGACTTCTCCCGTTGCCATCTCCCAGCGCCGCACGGCGACGTCGCAATAGGCAGGATCCAACTCCATCGCGCAGCAGCGCCGCCCGGTGCGTTCGGCGGCGACGATCTGGGTGCCGGAAGGGTTCATAGATCAAGCTGCCGGGATCACTGAACGCCGCCAGCACTGCCTCAACCAGCGCCACCGGAAATACCGCCGGGTGCGATCCGGCGGCACCCAGCCCGCCCTTGTGGCGCATGATCCTGAACACAGAATCCGGGATGCGGTGGCTTTGGATCGCGTTGCCGGTGCCGGTCTTGGCGTGGACGGTGCCGTCGGCCCCGCGCAGCCCACCGCCGCCGAGGGTTTCGCCCGCATGCTTGGACGGCACCGTCTTGTGCGGTTTGCGCGGGGCGCGGTTGAAGTGGAAAATGAACTCGTGCGACGGCGCGAGGCGCCCCTGCCAGTCGCCCGGTAAGCCCGGGCCCTGATCCCACACATACCAGCCAAACCGCCGCCAGCCAGAGGCGCGCATCCATTCGACCCATCCTTCCCAATAGGGCTGCCATTCGCCGCTCCGGTGCACGAGGCCGAGGTTGACCAGCAGCTGCGTGTCAGTGGTGACCGGGGCGGCGGTAAACACGCCCTGCATCAGCGCATCCCAATCGCCGACCTTTTCCTTGGCGGCGCCATAGTCGCGCTGCTGGGCGTAGGGTGGCGAGGTGAACATCAGCGTGGCCTGTTCGCCCTGCATCAGCCTGGCGATGGCCGCCATGTCGGTGGCATCACCGCAGCAGAGGCGA